GTAGCAATAGCATTCTCGGTATCAATATAAACAGCAAGACCACCTTTCTTTTGTGTGTTGAGAAGGGCATGGGCTGCCAATAGAGATTTACCAGATTGTTCGAGACCTGTTATTTCAGATACACGACCAACAGGAAAACCACCATACTTACGATTAGAAATGGCCAAGTCCAACATGGTTGAGCCAGTTCCTACCCATTCTTTTACTATCGTAGGTGCATCACTATCACCTTCAAGAAAGTAAGCGGTCTTAATGTTTTGAGCTTTGAATTGTTTGTTTATAGTTTCGGCAATGACTCCACCGAGTTCATCGGATAAATCACTTTTTGATTTTGCCATAACACACCCTTATTAAAATAGGTCATCAAATGTAACGCCAATATCATCAGCAGATGATGTGGGTTTCTCACTCTTTTCTTGTTTGTAATTCAAATCAGCTGCAGGTTCTTCTTGTGATGAAGTTCCCATCCAAGTTTGTAATTGAATTTTCAAATCATCATACGATGGTTCAGGAAACAATTCAGTAATCTGTGGTTGTGTCTTAATTTTTTCAAGAACATCCTGAGATTCTGTGATTGGGGTTTCTTTTGGTTTAACACGAATAGTTGTTTCTGCATAAGTTTTACCAGCTTCTTCTGGTGACTTAACGGTAACAACAATATCACGACCAGATTTAGGATCAGACAAATCACCGTAATCGGGATCAACAAAGAAAGCAAGTAGTTCTTCATAGACTTGTTTACCAAATCCCCAAAACTTAACACCTTCATTTTCTTGACCACGAATGATAACAGGTGCATACACTCTCATTTTTGGTTCAAGTTTTCTACCCATTACCCAATCTTCTTTATCTCCAGTTTGTTTCAACTTCTCAGCAAACTCAACGATTGGATCAGGACGACCAAATGATACGGGTGAAAGAATAGAACGCTTACCGATATTGTAATGAAAATACAATTCAATGAAAGGGTTTTCTCTATTGTGAATGTAAGGGGCAATACGAATTTGGGTTTCGCCCGGATCGGGTTTCCAAATGTTTGATGTGCGATTGTTTGTGTTTTTCAAAGAGTTCAAACGGCTCTTGATTGCATCGAGGTTAATACTCATGCTGTTTCTCCAAATGTGTAATGAATAATGATTAAATGTTACTAAAAGAATGTTAGTCCTAATAGAACAATACTAATATACGAATTTAATGTTTAATAAGCAAGCAATTTTTTCTGTAAATAAATATGGGAAATCCGAAGATTTCCCATACTATGATTTTTTTGATTGGCGATGTATCGTTACTTTTTGTTATATTTCATAAGTTCTTTCAATCTACGCACAACTGATTCCGGTATTTTTTCAACATTGAATGTATTATCAACCCATGCTGGAGCATCATCTGTTTGTGGCATAACATCACGAGCAGGTGCACCATCTACTGGTTTACTTGTAGATTTTAGAGTTTCAACATTTCCCCAAATGTAATCTGCAATGGTTTCTGGTGTATCACCTTTCCCATACTTTGCAAAAACATCAATAACTGGTTCTTTTATAGTTTCTATAACATAAGATTTTAGAGCATCTTCACCAACTGTGAATAAATTTACACCACCGCCAGCAGCAGTTGGAACAGTTCCCGTTTGAGCGGCAATTCCTATTTGTGTTGCTTTTAGTGCTTCCAACGGTTTTTTAATATCAGTTAAATCAAGTGAAGAAATTTTCGCATCAGGATTTATACAAAATAACTGTGACCATCTATGGTGTCCATCAATAACAAATTTTCCACCACCTCCAGTTACAATAGATTTTCCTGCAACAGAAACAGTTCCACCTTTTAAGTATGATTCTGCACTTGAAGGATCCTTTAATGGATAGCTCAATGATTTATCCATAACAACTTCATTTTGAGTTGGTCTTAAATCTGTACAAGCAGGTGACATTCCCGATGTTTTTACAGGTGCTTTATCCGATAGACTCTTTATTGCATTAAGAAATTTTTCATCTTTTATATTTGATCCTAATTCTTTTACAAAACTGACATAATCTTGTTTAAGAATAGCTTTTAATTCGTCTTGTGCCTCGTTCTCATTGAGTTTTACCCTAACTTCTTTCATCAAACTTTTCAATGAATTTTTCATAAATAATCTCACTATAATGCATTAACAAATTCTTCTTGTTGTTGTAACTCCTCTTGTGTTGCCTTTCCGGATTCACCCCAGTCTGGAAGTATTTCAAGAGCTGAACCCAAATCTGGTATTTGTATTCCAGATGTTGGTGCTTCTTTATTTTTTAATATATTAACATGATTCATTCCTGGAAAAACATAAAGTGGCATACCACTGTTTTTTGAAAGCAATACAGAATGTTTTAACGGAACTATGTTGTCACTTCCACCGTGCATTATTGAACCATTGCCACTAACTTCTGAACCACTCAATCCAACAGTAGGCCATTGTCTATTCCATGCAGGAGCAACAAGATAAACTGTTGATGGTCTTTTTGCACCCATTGATAATGCCTGTAACAAAATAGCTCCGCCTCTTGAATATGCTATTAACAAGTTTAATTTTTCATCATTTAGATATGAAATTGCCTTTTCCATATCTTCTGGAGTTATTTTACTCGAATCAGAGAATGCCGGGCATCCCGTTGTTTGATCAGGACTTGTCCACTCTACACTACAAGTATCTACTCGCATATCTTGTGGTTTCATACCAAATCCATGAAATGCACCCTTTTGTATTCCCATTTCTTTTAATATATCAACTAATTTTATCATCTTCTTAATGTAAATAAGTGTGTCCGTATTATTTCTTTTATTTTTTTACGCAATTTATTTTTCATTCTTTCATTTACTTTACCTTCTGATTTTTGTTTTTTATCAACAGGTTCATCGGGTATATCTTCTGCAACCGATAATGTATCAAGTTGGTTATCAATTTCTCTTGAAACTGATTCGGTTACTGCATTCAATTCTGTTAAAATTATCTCCATAACAGATACATCGGAATCAGATAATTTTCTTTTGATAAAAACACTTATTTTTTTTATTAAAAGTTCTATGTCATTCTCATGTTGTTCTCTATCTGATTCTGGATAAGAAGAAGATTTTATTTTTTCAAGAGAGTTGAACAATGCCCTCAATGATGGATTGTTTGAAAATCTAGTTGAAATTGCTTTTAATTTATCACTAACTTCATCATAACTTTTTGAATTGATTAACGGTCTAAACCAAATTTTTATAGAAGATGGTGTTTGATCAGAAAACATGGTTTTTAGATAACCACGTGAATTTTCTATTGCAGTTGCAGCATCTATAAAAATTATGTAGGTTAATGGACTTATTGCAGATTCTGTTATTGATTCATTTATTTTTTTATGTTTCATAATAAACTCATGGTAATAATGATATTTTAAGAGAATTTTGAATCAAATAAAGACTTATACTGGTTTTTTTGTTGAAGAAGTGTAGTTTGCCACCCATTGGCTTTTTGTAAATATAACCAATCACTTTCAAAGCTTCAACTATCTCGTGTTCTTTATACATACTAGCATCAATAAAATTATCAGGCAACATTTCTATTTTTGAAAGTTTACCTTTTAATTCTTCAAATATGCTATCGAATCCAGTTCCTTCTATTATGGAATCATCGGATTCCAATATAAACCCAATCATTTGACTAGTTATTTCGTTTATGAGTGAACTTAATTTTTGTTTCATTTAATTTTATCCAATTACTATATCCAATAAATATCAAAAAGTATGAACTTTAACAAGAAAAATTTTAACCACACGAAATCCATCTTTATTTTTCAGCAAAGCACAATTCCTATATCTTTCCCATTCTATCGGATATTTTTTATCCAAAACCCCATTATTCAGATTCATTATCAATTCATTTAGTGCATTTATTGTGTAGATTGTATTTGTTTCACGTTTTTGATGAACCATTATAGAATTTGGTAAGAATTTTTTATAGGAATCCATTACTATATTGTATGACAATATGGAATCATCTTTTATTTCAAAAGACTTGAAAATAAAAATTTTGTTATTCAGAATTGAAAAATTAGATTTGATTTCATCGATTACATTATCGGTTTCATTCTTTTTTGAAAATGTGCAAACAAGTTGTGTTTTCAATATATTTCTCTCATTATTATTTTAATCTACTGTTATGGTTTCATAACTTTTTATCAAAATCACTCGGCATCGTATGCTTAAATGAAAGCAAAATATGAAATAATAATTCAGGATCATCTATGTATTCTGACAATATATTTTCTAATGCCTCAATGTGCTTAACATTATTCTTGTTAAAATGTTGCGTTTTTATTCTTGCAAACAATTCATGTGTAATTTTGGTAAAATCTAATGACATAACAAACTATAAATGTTTAACATACTTGATATAAATATCATATTAAACCCGAATAATATGACCAAAATCATCGCCTACATAAATTTTTACTGACATATTATCAGTCTCGAACGCATTATGAAGAACATCTATCAAATCCATTTCATCTGGATGTATATCGAAAATAAATGCATCGTATAGATACATCATAAAGACAGACTTTTTATCCTTTAAGTAAGGTAAGATTGTTTTTATCTTACGGACATTATATTCTGTTTCCAATGAT